AGTACTATATATGGAAGATGGACTGAAATAGATTTAGCAAGTGGTAGTATAATAGCTTATATAGGTTAATAATGACTTTTATACAACAAGTAGAAGATTTAATTGGTGACCAAGATAGTGGATTAGATACTGCAATATTGCAATATCTGACTGCTTCTGCTAGAGAAGTTCAGTCTGCTTTACCACCTAGATTAAAAATGCGTTATGGTTCAGAAAACGTATTAAACAATGCAGATGGTTTAAATATAGAAGATAAAGAAGTTGTAAATATAGAACTTAATGGTCGTAGTGTTTCTGAAGTTCCTTTAGGAAGTAAGGCAGAAATAGAAGACACAAATAGTTTAAGTTTTGCAACTGCTAGAACTCCTGTTTATTATATGCAAGGAACAAAAGTAATGATTAAGCCAGATCCTACTGTTTCAGCTCCTGCAAGATTATACACTATAAGTTATCCTACAGTTAGTAGTAGTGACACAACAATAAGTAATATGCCAAGTACAGCTTATTACGCTGTTGTATTAGGTGCTGCTATTAAATTTTTACAAAATGTATTAAACACACAGGTGCAAACAGACGAAGATGTAGAGTTAGCACAAGGTACTACATTACAAATACAATCATTAACTCCTCTATATGCTCAAGAATTACAGAGGTTAGGAGCATTAATATGACACAACAACAATTACATGAATTAATTCGTGGGCATCATCCTGATATGAGCGAAACAGAAATACGCATAAGATTAAACAATGCGTCTAAAGAGTTTGCTAGAAAAAGCAGAAGTCTTGAAGGAGCATTTCAGTTTGATACTGAAGTAGGTAAAAGATATTACGGATTAGATAGTAAAATTATAGAAGTTAAACATGTTGATTTTGATGGTAAAACTATACAGAGAAGTTTAGTTAGACCAGAAGAAAGAGATTTGACATAATGGAACATTTATATTTTATAGAACGAGGTGCTATTGCAATAGTTAAACATAGTGGTGGTCAAAACTTTGCAAGTCCAACATCTGTTAAAACAGTTACAATGTTTGTAATAAAAGAAGATGATGAATTTATATCAGGAACTTCTAACACAGATGAAAAAATACATATGACTCAATCACCTTCATTTGACCCTGAGTTTCACGAAGCATTAGCTTATAAAGTTATTGCTGAAGGTTATGAAAAAAAACCAGAAACATTAGAATTAGCAGGATATTTTAGACAACTATTTGAATTAAAAGCTAGAGATGCTTTAGAAGCTGCTAACAAAGGTATAGATGGTTCTGGTTATACAATTGCAGGATATGATATATAATGGGATTTGTTACACAATATGGACAAGAACAGGAAATAAGTGCTACATGGAATCTTGCTGATATTACATTTAATACTGCAGATTTTTCATTTAACTCACTTACTGCTACAGTTATAATAGATAATACTACAACATTATCTGAGATAAATATAGATACACCTGTATATACTAATGTACCTGACATTCCATTACCAACATATACTGCAGTAGCACAAGTAGCAAAACCAACATTTACGGAGGTATCAATTGGCTAGTTTACAAGATAAAGCGATAAAAGATTCGTATAAAGATTTATTAACAGTTGCAGGTACAACTGCAAATGAAGGATTAGAAACAACTGCTAAAAGAGTATTTGATGGAGAAGGCATAGGTAGTCCTTTATATTTAGGTACTAATACATTAGATATTGTAGGTACTACAACTATAACTGGTGATACAACAATGACTGGCAATCTTACAATTACTGGTGATTTAACTGTCGATGATATAGTAGCAGATGATATAAAAGGTGATACATTATCATTGCGTGACCAAACAAACGATAGTCAAATACAAGTAGCAAGAATTAATTATGATGCTACTGAGGGAGCAAGACTTAATATATTACGAAAAGTAATAATGAAAGATAAGATAGAAATCAATGGATCTTCTGGTACATTGGTTTTAGAAGCTAATAATGGCTTAGAAGCAAAAACAGATGGTACGTTAAAATTGCAAACAACAACTGCAGATTTACCTACCAGCCCTAGTAATGGGGATTTAATTAATAAAGATGGCGTAGTGTACATTGCTGTACAATAGGCTAATTAAAGGAGAATAACAATGGCAAGTTGGAAACGAGTAATTACTACCAGCGATGATAGTAATTATAAAAATAGTAATCTTACTGCAAGCGATATACCTGCTGACTCCATTACAGGAGCGAAGATAGCTGATGATGCTATTGATTCAGAACATTATGTAGGTAGGTCAATAGATACTGAGCATTTGCAGCATGATTCAGTTACTGCTCTTAAAATAGCAGATAATGCAGTAGAAACAGCTAAGATAGGTGCTGGACAAGTAACAGAAGCAAAATTAGCTACTGATTCAGTTACTATAGATAAAATAGCAGCTAATGCAGTACATACAAGTGAGTTAAAAGATGCTGGTGTTACTACTGCAAAGATAGCAGATGATGCAGTAACACAAGCTAAAATAGCTGATGAAGCAGTAGGTACTGACCAGATTGAAGCTGGTTCTATAAGTTCAGGAAAATTTGAACAAGGTGCAATTAATAGTGGGCAATTACTTGCTGATGATATAATTGACTCTCAACACTATGTTAATGGAAGTATTGATGGAGCGCATTTATCAGCAAATGTAATTACTGGACAAACAGCAGAAACAAGTATAGCAGATGATGATGTAGTTTTAATTTATGACACAAGTGCAACTGCGCTTAGAAAAATGACTAAAGCTAATTTAGTAGCTGGTTTATCAACTGCTACAGGTGATATTACAGGAGTAACTGCAGGAACAGGTCTTAGTGGTGGTGGAGCTTCAGGTAGTGTATCTTTAGCTGTTGATTTATCAGAACTTACTGATATGACAGCAGATGTTGTTGGTTCAGAAGATGAGTTGATTTTATTAGATAACGGAGCAGATAGAAGAAAATTAGTTTCTGAAATTAAACTATCTCAGTTTAATAACGATAGTGGATTTACATCTAATGCTGGAGACATTACAACAGTAGGTGCTGGTAATGGTTTAACTGGTGGCGGTGCTAGTGGTGAAGTAACATTAAATGTAGGTGCTGGAACTGGTGTAACAGTAAATTCTAATGACATAGCAATTGGACAGGCAGTTGGAACATCTGATAGTCCAACTTTTAATAATCTTACAGTTAGTGGAAATTTAACAGTAAGTGGAACTTCAACTACAGTTAATACTGAAACAGTAACTATACAAGATAACATTATTGTATTAAACTCTAATGCTGCATCAACACCTTCAGAAGATGCTGGTATAGAAGTAGAGCGTGGTGCTAGAACTAATGTATTTCTTAATTGGGATGAAAGTGCTTTTGAATGGACAGGTAGAATACAAGCAAGTTCAGCTAATGATACTACAGGTTACACAGGAAGAGTAGCTTTTATTGAAAGAGCAAGTACTGGTACTAGTGGTTCAATAAATACTGTTGGAGCTATGTTTATTAATACTGGTAATGGCAATATTTACATGTACAGCTAATGTCTAAAATAGTAAAACATAATCAAAGTGAAAAGCCTGTTGTAAAACAATCAGATCCTGAGTTATCTTTAAACATAAAAGATACTGACTTCTTATTGCGTTTAATTAAGCGAAGCAATTTTAGAGGCGATGAAATAGAAGTTGGATATAGAGTAATTCAGAAACTAGGAATTTTACATAGGAGTAAACTTGAAGATTGATTTAGATATACAAACATTAGAAATTATTAATGTAGCATTAAAGAATATGACTATTAAAGGTGAAGATGCAATAGTAATTGCAAAAGTTATTACAAAGCTACAAACAGCATTTGAAAAGGAAGTAGCAAAACAGAGTGGCTAGTTGGAAAAAAATAATAAGTGAAGATACTAGTGGGGTTGCCAGCATTAGCAGCAAGCTAGGTGTTGGCACCGCCTCACCCAGTAAAAATATTCATATTTCTGGTAGTGGTGAGCAAAATGTATTTTTGCAATCATCAAATGGAAATGCTAGAGTACAACTAGAAGGCGCAACTTTTTCTGACATGATTATGACAGATACTGGTGGTGGTACAAATGCAAAGAAAATTCAAATTAGGCAAGGAGATGACTCTTTTAAGATAAGGTCATTAACAGATGCTGGAGATGTTAGCAATGAGATGATTCATCTTGATATACCAAATAATCGAATTGGCATCGGCACAACCTCGCCTAGTGAAAAGCTCACTATTAGCGGTGGTGATATATTAGTTGATAGTGGTCGTGGAGTACGAGGTACAGGTGGTACAGAACAAATAAGATTTAATACTTCTCATGGAGTTCTAATAAATGCTGGTAATGCTGAAAGAATGCGAATTACAACTGATGGCAAGGTTGGTATTGGCACTAATTCCCCTAATCAAATTTTTAATGTTAGAGACTCTGCAAATTCACTTGATTTATTTTCTATAAGAAGTACTGGTTCAGAAGTAAGAATTGGTATTGGTAAAAATAGTGCTGATTGTGCAATAGATTTTAGTACTTCTTTACCAAATGGCGGTGGTACAATACAAAATGCTTTTAGAATGAATTACATTGACAATGTAAGAACTGGTAGTCATAATGGAAGATTAGTATTGCAATCTAATAATGGAATAAGGATAGCTGGATATAATGATAATCCAAGTGGCAATGCATATGGTTTAGAAGTAAAAAATACTAGAGATGGTGCTTCTGATAAAGTATTAAATATAATGAAATATGATAGTACCAGCCTTATGACAGTAAAATCAAATGGGGCAATAGGTTTAGGCACAGACTCGCCTGCACATGAATTAGACATTCAAGGTAGCAACTCTGGTGGTACATTTATACAAATAAGAGATACTGGTCTTGATTACCCATGTGGTATTACTTATAATCATGGTGTAAGTGGTTATCATACTGCTTGGTATGCTGGTACTATGGATGGTGGAAGTGGTGAAAGAAAATTTACTATAGGTGCTAAAGGGTCTAATGGATTTCATAATGATTTAACTACAAGTTCTTATAGCCTAATGGAACTTAATGATATGGATAGTTCAGCTACTTTTAGAAATGTAGTTGATATTCGTAAAAGTGGTAGTAATGCAAGACATGCAGATACTGCATTAATGATTACTAATACAAACGCTTCTACTATGACTGCACAAATGGAAATAATGAGTGGTAATGCTGGATATAGTAACATTTATTTAGGTGATACTAATTCATATTCGCAAGGTGGATTTTCTTACGAACATTCTAGTGATAAGTTGTATTTTCGTACAAGTAACGCTACAAAAATGACTTTAGACTCTAATGGCTTAGGAGTAGGCACAACGAGTCCTTCATATAAGCTTGATATAACAACTGGCATGAGAATCAATAGGTCAGGTAATGACCCTTATATTCTTTTACATAGAGATGGTAGTGGTGTAGGGCAAATTAGAGGAGTAAGTGGTGGTGGAATAAATCTTACAGCAGCTAGTAGTTCAACTAGTCGTTTA